TCACTCATAAAAGTATTCGGCCATGGATTGCCGACTTTATCAATCTTAGGCGCTAAGTTGTGTGTCTTTATACCATGTAGATATTTTTTTCTAACACAATCCCACACATAACTATCATGCCATTCACTTTCACTATACAATAAATCTTTTGTATAATATCTTCTTAAATTATATATAAAACTTTTACAGACTTCACTTTTTAAATTATAACCTACAAAACCACATTCACTATAATAAGTTGGTCTCTCAATATAAGATATAGCACAATGTTCAGGTAGTAATTTATCTGTAACTTCTTTTTCTGTAATAGGTTTTTTAAATACAATATCTGCGTCTGCCCAAAATACATAATCATAATCACAATCAAGCATTAAGTGTGTCTTAGCAAATACTTTAAAACAAAATCTTATGGCGTCATTTTTATAGTTTGTGCCTGGTATAATTATACTATGATCGTTAGGGTCTGTACTGTTAATATTTCTATGTCTATTTCTTTCAATAAACTCTTTAACTTCTGGATTTGTTTCGTGTATGTCTCTAAAGAATACGTTTGACTTATCTGTTTTAGGATGCCAACCTTCGTGGTAAACATACAGATCAAACGGCCAGTTATAGGTATTCATAAACCTATGAGCATAATAATCGTATAACTTTTGATTAAATGTTGTTACTAATGCTATTTTCATAACCTACTTTTTTAATAAAATAACTATCTGCTATATCTGATAAAGGATTGCCACATTTTTCAGTATCTAATAACTTCTTCAAGTCAATCTTTGTTTCTTTTACAAATGCCTCGTACATCATATCTTTATCTGCGTTGCCTTTTCCTGTAGCACCTTTTTTGACAACACTAGGTACAACTGTTTCATAAGGTATTTTTGCTTCTTGTAATCTATATTTGAGTATGCCACAGTTCTCAGCAATCTGAAAGATTGCTTGACCTTTACTGCCAAAGGAGTAGCCTTCAATAAAAACTTTAGGGTTATATACTTGATTGATAATATCAAATACAAAATCTGAGATATAAGAAAATCTCTGTATAGGTGTTGTCCATTCTTTATGTTCATATCCAATAATATCTTCACTTAGTTTACCCATATATTTCTTTTTGTTTGTTAAAAAGAAAAACATTAATGCCCCATTGTCAATACACACAGCAGGACTTGTTAAACTATAATCAATTCCAATCAGCGTGGTCGTGTCTGTCTGTAACATCTTCTTCATCATCTGTTTCATATCCACAAAAAGGGCATAGATGAGGTTTTAAATCTTGTACCTCTGGGTCCCAATGTATGGTATATTTAGTCTCGCAATTAGAACAGACTTTTTCTATTTCTTCCATTATAGTTTAAATTTTTTAAATTGATCTTTTGTTACGTCTTGTTTTATACCACCAATAACATAACTTTCTATTTCTGTTTCTTGTGGTGCGTTTTGTAAACTTCGACTATTTAACCAGTGATCTATCCATGGTAATGGGTTAGTTTTTTGTTCATAAACAGCGTTTAGACCTATACCTTTCATACGTCTATTCGCCATATATTCTACAAATTGATGTAAAAGTTTTTCTGATAATCCTATCATAGAACCTTTACTAAACAAATAAGTTGCCCAACGTTTCTCTTGTTGTAAAGCGTCATCATACATTTTATAAACTTCTTTTTCACATTCTTTTCTAATCTTAATCATATCTTTATCATCATTTCTATCGTGCCAATTATTAATAACTGTTTGAGACATTGCTAAATGTTGGCTCTCGTCTCTAGCGATAAATGATATTATCTTAGCAGAACCTTCTAATAATTTTAGTTCACCAAAAGCAAAACTACAAGCAAACGAAACATAAAATCTTAAACCTTCTAATATGTTTACAGTTACCATAGTTTTATATAAGGTCTTTTTTAACTCATACATATCAACTTTAGATTTGTCAATCGCCCATTGATAACCCATATTAATTAATTTATCATATTGTTCCGTAACTGCGTTTGCTCTTTTCTCTATCTTATCATCTTGTATAATTGTATCAAATACTTCATTAGGTTGTGAGTATAAATTTTTTATTATATATGTATATGATCTACTATGTATAGTCTCCATAAAGTCCCATGTTACAATAGCACCTTCTAGTTCAGGTAAAGAAACAAAAGGTAAAAATGCCATACATGGTCCTCTACCTTGTACACTATCTAACATAGTTTGATATTTTAAATTAGATGTAAAGATAAACTTTTGTTGTTCAGGTAATTCTTGGAAGTCATTTCTATCTTTTTGTAAAGATACTTCTTCAGGTCGCCAGAAATATCCTAATTGTTGTTGTGTTAACTTATCAAAGATAGGATATTTCATTGTATCATATCTTTGTACAGCAAGATCAGGACCAAAAAACATTTGTTGTTTTGTGGCGTCTAAATTTTTATCTTTGTTAAATACAGTTTTACTCATTGTAGTCCTTTTTTGTTTCTATATCTCTTTCTTTGTCTTCATAAAAATAATCATTACTATCACCAAACGCCCATTTCTCTTCTTGTTCACAAAAGAAATATCTAGTAGAGACTTGAAAGTCTGGTATTTTTAATTCTTTAGGTGTTAAACTTTGTTCATACCATAACATTCTATTATTAGGTTGAGCAAAGAATTGTCCGTTATCTAACTTGCCAAAGTTATGTTGTTTATGTTCACTAGGAACCTCACTTGTACCTGTGTTGACACCATTAGGATCGCCATGACAACTATCTATTGTAAACAAATATTCGCCACCCATTTTCTTACCACCCTTTAACATAATTTTTACATCACAATTTTTTAATAATGATTTAGACCATACTTGAATATTATTACTAAATCCATCCCATAGTTCTAGTGAACCTAATTGTAATTGTTCTTCTAGTTTTATGTCTTTTTTCCATACAAAAGCAGATATAGGAAATTTATCAAAACAAGCACCGTAATCTGGTAAGTATGCCTCAAACATTAAAGCACGACCTTGTATTGACTTAACTGCTATTAAAACACATTCAACAAATTCTCCATGACCTTTTTCTAAATCATGTAAGTATTCTTTTTTAACAAAACATTTAACATATGGTATATTAGCTACAAAATTCATTATATTGTACAAGACTCACAAGCCTCGTCCTCCTCTTTTGATTTATCTTCTTCAGGCACATTATCTATAAAACCTATAGGATGTGCTGGTTCGTCTATATCATTCTTGCCGTCATATGTGTTTTGATAATATGAAGTCTTCCAACCAAGTTTATATGTAGTCAATAAGTCTTGTGCCATTACTGACACTGGTACTTGATTGTCTTCAAAATGTTCAGGATTGTATGACCAGTTGCCAGATATTGCTTGATCAAAATACTTTTGCATTACTGACACTATATTTATATATCCTTCCATTCCCTTCATATCCCATAATAACGTGTAATTATTTTTTAATCTTTTGTAATCAGGCACAACTTGTTTTAGTGGACCTTTTTTACTTTTCTTTACACTTAAATAATCTCTAGGTGGTTCAATGCCGTTAGTAGCATTAGAAACCACACTAGAGGATTCTGATGGCATTTGAGCAGATAAGGTGCTATGTCTTAATCCATGCTCTTTAATTTCTTTTCTTAACAACTCCCAATCATATGTAAGTGATCTCTTGTTCACAAGTTCATCTACATCTTTTTTGTAAGTGTCAATAGGAAGAACACCATCGGAATATTTTGTTCTATCAAAGTATTCACATTTACCTTTTTCTTTAGCAACTTCTAAAGAAGACTTTAATAGATAGTATTGAAATGCCTCTGTTAGTTTATCAACTTGACGCCATGCTAATTTTTGATCATATCTATAACCTTTTTTAGCAAGATAATGAGCAAGACCAATATAACCTATTCCTAAACTTCTTCTTGCCTTTGTAGATATTTCAGCAGCCTTAACAGGATAACCTTGATGATCTATTATTTCATCTAAAGCCCTTACTGATAAATCACATAGAGGTTCTAATTCGTCTCTCTTATCTATTTTACCTACATTAATAGCAGATAGAATACATAAAGCAATTTCTCCTTCACCGTCAATGTGTTGTACTGGATCAGTAGGTAAAGTTATTTCTTGGCATAAGTTTGACATTCTAACTAAATCTTTAAATGATGAGTGACTATTACAGTGATCAATATTCATAATATAGATACGACCTGTTTCTGCTCTTTCTTTTAGTATGTCAAAAAATAGTTCTTGTGTTTTTACTTTTGTTTTAGTTACTGATATTTTTCTTTCTGCCTTTAGATATAGTTCATCAAACTCTGGCGAACCCCACGCCTCATATAATTCAGGTACTTCGTGTGGTGAAAACAAAGTCATATCTTCATCATTAATAAATCTTTCATAAAATAGTTTTGATAACTGAATAGAATAATCTAATTTTCTAACTCTATTATCCTC